TGGGGGCCAGTAATACTATCACCTTTAAGACCTTGAAGCCCGCGATCACCTTGGTTCCCCTTATCGCCTTTCGGGCCCGTAGGGCCGACGGGACCGACAGGTCCAACGGGGCCGACTGCGCCCGCCGCCCCTGGGGCACCGTTCAATCCCGGCAAACCGCGAGGTCCCTGTGGGCCGGTCAACCCTGAACCAATAATTTCGATAATCTCAGCCATATTAGATCGTTGCCTCCGGTAGCACAACCACCGTCCCGCGAATGAGTTTCCTCACCACGCTACCGAGCGTCAGTTCCAAATCGTAAACATAATTCCCAGCGGGCAATCCTGCCGTCTCCTGCGGTGCAAGCTCTAGGGAAACAGTCCCTCCAGCGCCGCCCAGCAAAATCCGGCTATTGGTCGTGCTAAGTTCAAAAGCCACCGCGCCACCGTAGTTTTTCTTCATCTGCATCTTGGCGGTATAACCCGTGAGGTTCATAACCTGCCCGTCCACCTTCCAGCGAAATTGTTTCTGGAAGGTTGAGCCTTGTTCAATCGTGAGAGGATATTCGACGGCTTCCATTATAGCGTTATGCTTTTATTACACCTACACCTCCAAAAGGCAAGTTGAATTTGCCTTGACATCGAAGCGTCTCATCATTTTTCGCCACGGCCTTACCGCGCGCCCGCCACTTTCCTGCGGGGGGCGTAGCCCCATTCGCTCGCGCACGACTTCCAACAAAACAAACGCCGCGTCGGCGATGTCGGGGGATTTTCCCATCCGCGCTTTCATGTCGCTTTTCGGCTCCACGCACAACTTCATGCCCCCTGATTTTCGAGTCTCATAGTTTCTTGCCGTCATCTCCTGGGCAAGGTCCGAGTTAATCCCGCGCAGTTGTCCGTTCTGCAAATACTCTTTCGCGCCGAACCACAGCTCTGTGACTCGATTCACATACTTGTCCCCAGCCTTCGTGGGGTCGTAGGCCGACAGCGAGCGGTCGCTCGGAGAGCCCCCGAAATGCACGCGCAAAAAATCATTCGACCCCAACACGCGGGAAAGGGCGTCACAGAACGGCACGCCCCCGCCCGTCACATCGACGCCGAGATGGTAGGGCTCCACCCGCTCGCGCCGCAAAATCTTTGCAATCTTCTCGGCCACCTGGAATGTGCGCGGGTCTGACGATGAAGCGTCGTCCTCGATAAAATGGAATGTATCAAATGATACCTGCTCAATGCCGTCTCGGTTCAGGCCATACGACCCAATGAACAGAACACAGCGGTCGCCGCCAGAAACAAAAGAAGGGTCCACGCCCGCAATCCGCGTCGTCGCTCCCTGCCAGACCGGAGGCTGGTCCGCTTTGAATTTGACGATTTCCGTTTCGGAGTAGATCGCCTTGCTCACGCCCTGCGGAGCCCAGAACCCTCGGTAGTCGCGCCAGAACATCGGCGAGTCTTCCCCTAGCCTATCGACTGCCTCCTCGATCTTTTCCCATTTCTGAATTGGCCACAGATTTTCACGAGCAAGGTAATTCGGGTTTCGCATCGCATCAAAATGCAAGCACACCCCGCCGAGCTTCGTCTCCCACCTGTCGTCGTTGACCGAGATTGCTCCCCAGCCCGCAGTCGGCTCCACGAATTTTCCAAATGGATCGTAATATGAAACGGGGTTTGCCGCCGCGCAGATGTGGAGAATGGCGTTGTTCGCGAGGTTCGACATCGCGGTGTCCAAAAGAGAATGCGATAGCTCGGACAACTCATCCGCCGCTAGAAAGACTCGCGGCGCTTTCATGCCGCGCATCTTGCCCGTCACCTCATTCGTCTTCTTGGCTTCAGCGGGGATGAGATACACGCCTGCCTGCTCCATTCGCGTTTTATCACGCATCACATAAATCGCCGGGGTCGGCGTGTCTGTGAGCTTTGCCGGTGCGACCGGCGCAATCGCAGGCCAGTAGCGGGCCACCGCACCCCACACACGCTTTTTCGAGTCGCGAATCGAGGTTGAGGTCAACAGCCCGAGCGTGTGATACGGCGCAGCGAGCCAGTTGAGCAAAATCCAAACGGCCATGAAATCAGATTTGCCCGATGAGCCGCATCCGGCGAACCCGACGAAATGCGAATGGCAACACTCGTAGAGCATATCTTCAGCCCACGGATGCCAAATAAAAGGCTCCGAGCGTTTCGAGAAAAACATCATTGCGGCCCGCTTGAAATTTTCTTCTCGCGGCGTCCCGTCATTCGAGCCAGAACGGTAAGCGTGAAGCTCGATAGCCCAGTCAGCAGTCCCTTCTGGATACACATATCCGTAACGAACGACGCTGCCTGCTGGAACGGGAGTTTTTCCGTCATCGACAAAAACACCCAAATTATTTTGAACCATCTGGTGCAAAGTATGTCTAACTTGGTGCAGGGTCAAATGACACCTTCTGCAAATAGCTCTTTTAAGTCAAATTGAACAAACTAACTCACGCATTCGAGCCCCGTAGACTCCGGTTCTTTTTGCACCAAAAATTTCGGTGCAAAATTTAAACTCTCCTACGCAGCCTACGGGTTTTTCGCTTGCGGGTTATACAAATTGGTGGAAGGTTATTACACCTTAAACACCACTTTGCACCAGATTTTGGTGCAAACCAACAAACCGAAATGAAAATAAAAACTGAAACACCCGATGACAAAACAACCCTGATCCGATGCGGCCACGCGGTCGTTCGGATCATTAAATTGCCTCGCGGCAAATACACGAACTGGAGGCTCAACTGGACGGTAGGGCGGAAACTTTATCGCCGCGCATTTAGCGATGAGACTCGTGCGTTATCAGAAGGCGAGCGTGTGGTGCGGTCGCTGGCGACAGCGGACGGCGCTATGACTTCTCTCAGCGGAGAAGACATCTCCTACTTCAACGAATGCAAATCACGGCTCGGCACAACGCCCATGCACATCGCCGTGGATTTCTTTTTGAAATTTCACGAGCACACGACCAAGAACCCGAGAACATTCACGGAGGTGTGGGAGATGTTTTACGGCAAGAGGCAGGAGAAAAAACTTTCGCAGCGGTATTATCAAACGCTCCGGTGCCACGGGAAATACTGGAACAACGAAATCGGCAGCCGGTTCATCGACACGATTTCACATGATGAGTATTTGAAATCTCTGAGCGGATCGAAATACAGCGATCGAACGAAACACAACTTGCTCGGAACTCTGACCACCGTTTTGAGGTTCGCGAGGAAGCAACGATTTGTTTCTGACGACAAGCCGGAGATCGAGGCTGACTTCGCCGATGTCCCTATGACCACGCCTGAAATCTACACCGTCGAAGAATTGAAGAAGCTCTTCATTGTCGCTCCGAAATACTATCTGCCTTACATCGCCATCATGGCTTTTGCGGGGACGCGGCGTTCGGAAGCGAGTCACCGCCTTCTTCACGCGAGCGATGTCTTGTTCGAGGACCGCATGATTCGTCTCTGCCCAGAGATCACCAAGGATCGCGCTGGGAGGACGCTAGACATCACTCCAAATCTCGAAGAGTGGCTGCTGGAGTTCATGCTCTCGGAGGGGCCGATTTTCCCTTACCATAAAGTCAAATCAATCCCGACCGAGTTGCTAAAAAAAGTAGGACTGACAACGAAAGACAACGCACTACGGCACTCTTTTTGTTCCTACCACCTAGCCTTGAAACGCAACGCAGCGGAAACAGCAGAACTCGCTGGCAACTCGCCTACGATGCTCCGCAAGCACTACAAGGCGACCGTGGCTTCATCGGCGGCGAGGGAGTGGTTTAGTATTACACCTGATGTCGTCCGCGCTTACGCAAAGGAAAAAAATCTTGACGGGTTAATAACATGGTGAGAGGTTCATAACCGCAGCAAGAAAACATCAACCTCAACCAACCAAGAAATAAAATGCCTAATAAACTCAAAGACGGAACGCTCCGCGTTTCCTATGTCGAAGACCAAGTGATGCACAAGGCCGTGAGCCTTTATGCGGAACTCAATTCAATATCCATCAGCGAAGTCATTCGCAAAGCGGTCGAAAAACATCTCCACGAGATCGACCCAAGCGGAGAGTTCGTCAAAGCCGCCCAGGCTTGCGTGGTGGATCGTGACACTCGCGGGGGAAGAAACGCGACCCCCGCCACAGTGCAGTTGATTACCCGCCTCGTGAACAAGCACACCAAAAGTTAAAACAAGGGTTCCCTCTCACCCCAGGACTTACCCCCAAAACATCATAAACTCCGAAATATACGGACATAACAAAAATAATAACCACATAAATTAGTAATAAATATATGACATTGAACTTGCCCTCGCAACTCCAAGAAGAACTCGAAGCTCTGGCGACTAAAGCCAACAAAACGCCGGAGCAACTGGGTATCGAGCTTTTAGCGGACATAGTGAGGGCGGCGTCAGAGGACGCAACCTTACTGGGCGAAAGCGAATGATTAAAAAGAGCAAAAAGAAAAAACTGATTCGTAGCTTTTCAACAACTCCGGCGCTCGAAAGGGCGCTGGAGAAAGAGAAGAAACTCACAAAAATGTCCTTCTCCCGAATACTACGGGAAGCACTCAAAGAATACTTGCTGTTGCCATGACTATGATTTTGGAATGCCGGTCGTTCACAGCCACTCCGCTCGAAGAGGGCAAAGTCCGGCTGGAAATAACGGGGGCTGTAACAAAAGACAGAAAACCCGACCAGACTTACTCCGCCGATGGCGCGATGGCGCGGCTCGGCGAACTTCTCTCAAGAAAAGTCAGCCGGAGCAACCTGTCCTACTGGCGGGAAAACCTCGGACTGCCCTACCGCACGATCGGGCCACGAAAGCTCCTTTATACGGAAAGCGAACTTGTCCGCTGGGCTAAAGGGAAAGGGCTGCTTTGAAACGCATCAACAGCCGCGCTAAGGGCGCAAGAGGCGAGCGCGAGCTTGCACAATTTTTGACGGAACAGGGGTTCCCCGCCAAGCGCGGGGTTCAGTTCTCTCAAGGGAAATTCGGCCTGACCGAAAGCGATGTGGTCTGCGATTCACTGCCGCTACACATCGAGGTCAAACGAGTCGAAGCGGGGAACCCCTACAACTGGCTTTCACAGGCCGTTCGAGACGCAAAACAGGGAAAGCTCCCTGTCGTTTTTCACAAGCGGAACGACCACGAGTGGATCGTCGTGCTTCGTGCCGAAGATTTTATCGGAGTTCTGCGAGAATCTTCTTTGGTAAAATGACTGACTCAATCCTCGATACCGCGCTTGCGGTAACAAGCGGCGACCGTCGCCGAGACTACGACAAGGCCACTCCCAATCACGAGCGAATCGCTCGAATCTGGAATGCCTACATCCAGTCGCGCAAAGAGCCGAACTCGGAACTAACCGCGCTCGATGTGGCCCATCTAATGATTCTCCTCAAAATCGCGCGCGCGGTTTACACGCCGACTCGCGACTCGTATGTGGACATCGCGGGATACGCCCGCTGCTCCGCTCAGATTGCGGGGTTCGAGCAGGAATGAAGTTCACGCTCTACCCGTTCCAGCAAGAAGCGGTGGAGCGGAACATCCGAATCCTCGACAGCCTGGGAGCCTCTCTGGAAGCGACAGGGTGCGGCGGAGGAAAGACAATCATTGCTTGCGAGATTGCTCGCCGCTACGCACTTCGAGTTGGGGTGGTTTGCCCAAAAAGTGTGAAACAAAAATGGCGGGACACGCTCGCGGCGTTCGGTATCGAACCTCTGTTTGTCGAGAACCCCGAGAAACTCCGAGCGGGCGGCACGCCTTGGATTAAAGCGGCTGGGAAGGCTTTCGTGTGGACCTGCGAGTCGATCCTTTTGATCGTCGATGAAGTCCACATGTGCGCGGGGACAAAAAGCCAAAACGGGAAAATGCTCGAAGCCTCCCCCTTCCCCACCCTGATGCTATCGGCCACGGCGGCTGACTCGCCGCTTCGCATGAAAGCGATCGGCTCGAAGCTGCGACTCTTTCATCCTACGCAATTCTGGAAATGGTCTCGCTCAATGGGGGCCGTGCAAGGCCGCTGGGGAGGCTTGGAGTGGGACCCAAAAGACCCTTTGAACAAACTGCGAATGCAGCAACTCCACGATTCGATTTTCACCAATCGCGGCAACCGCACCCCAGAGGGAACTTTGAAGGAACAACTCCCCGACCTAGTCGTAGCAGACGAGCCGGTGGACATCTCGCCGACCGACAGGGCTGAAATCAAGCGGCTCTACGAGGAGATGGCGGAGCCGGAAGACCCGAGCGCGGTCAAGAACCTGCGGCAGCGGCAGGCCATCGAACTTATTAAGGCTCCCTACATCGTCGAGCGGGCCAAAGAAATTATCGCAGAAGGCGGGAGTGTGGTTTTGTTTTTGAACTTTCACGAATCCATCGACCGCGCTGCTGGCGCTCTGGGAGAGCTTTCCGAGACGATTGACGGGAGGGTGTCGCAGATATTGCGACAGGCGAGTCGCGATAAATTTCAAATGAACGAACTGCGTTGTCTCGTTGTCCAAATTTGCGCTGGAGGCCAGTCCATCGACTTGCACGACACCCACGGAGATTACCGCCGGACGGCGCTTCTCTGCCCGCAATTCTCGGGCACGGTGGAGGAGCAAGCGATTGGGCGGATCAGCCGCGTGGGCGCAAAAAGCAAGGCGCTCGCCTTGCGGCTTTTTGTTCCAGGCACCGTGGAATACGCGGCCCTGAACATCACCGAGCACAAACGCGAAAACACCAAAATTCTCAACGAAGGAATTATGACAGACACCAAGATAGAAGAACCCGCGAAAGCGGTTGAACACAGCGAGAGAGACCATGCGGAACACTCCCCATCCTCTCTGAAAGAAAAAGCGAAATGCCCTGGCTTTCGCAATGACAACACGAGAGACACAACAGCAGCGGACAGGGGCTCCCTAGGGCACCTCGCCGTGGAGAAGGAAAACCTCGACATCATCCCAGCAGACGACGAGTTCCTCCGCAAAAGCGCAGGGCTGTGTCTAGCGTATCTCAGGAAGCTCCGCGAGGGGATTTCGGAGAAGATCACCGACATCCGCGAAGATCGCTACACGGTCCTCGACCAGTTCGGGCACATCGACCACATCATGCTCCACGGGTCAGCCGCAGAGCTTGTTGACTACAAGTTTGCGTGGGGTAAATACGAAGCCGACAGCCCGCAGTTCTGGGCCTATGCCATCGGAATTTTCCACGCGCACCCGAGCGTCGAGACCCTCAATGTCCATGTCCTCCTTCCGTTTCAGGGGATCATTGATGTGGTCACATGGACGCGCTCCGGCGACCTCGACCTGCTCGTGGCGAAAGTCACCGCCATTATCGAAGCGGCCAAGAAAAACGATCCCGCAGGCTACCAGACCGGTGAACATTGCGCGTGGTGTAACAACCGCGCAACCTGCCCAAGGATCACCAAACTCGCGATGACCATCGCCGAGAAGTATCAGAACGAACTGATGCTCCCGCCAGAATACAACCCCGAACTCATCTCTGACCCAGAAAAGATCGCGATCGCCAAACGCCTCGCCCCGATCCTCAAGGGCTGGGCGGAAAAGGTGGACGCTCGTGCTTTGGAGCTTCGCCTCTCCGGCGTGGAAATCCCAGGATGGGAGCTTGCCGAAAGAGCCAGCAGCTTCGAGATCACCGATCCTCAAGCGGCGTGGGAAGTGGTAAAAACCAAAATCACGCCCGAGGCTTTCGCGGCCTGCGCCAAATTAAAAATTGGAGAACTCGAAAAAGCCTACTCCCGAACAGCGGAACGCGGGCAAATGGCTAAAGCAAAGGCAGCTTTGCGAGACGCTCTGATCGACGCCAACGCAGCAAAAGTCGAGGGCACGGTAGTTTTTTTGAAAAAAAGTAAAAATTGATTGAACGGTTTAATAACCGCTCTGTCTAACGCGCAACCCCAGAACAAATCCTAAACCAAAACAACAAAAATATGGCAACAATCACATTCGACGAAGTCCAAACCACCACAGAATCAAAGCAGCTTACAACCCCACCAGAGAGCAATGCTCTCGCAAACATCACCACTACCTCGGCTCTTGCTGAGAAGGGGCTGGTCGGAGACTGGAGCGCAAGCGACACCCGCCTGCCTCGCATCAACCTCGTGAACAAGACCGGCGTGCTCGCCGATCAATTCACGCCTGGATCGTGGGTGCTCGACAAGCAGCATCAAATCTCGAAAATCGACCCGACCGACAAGAAAAAGGGCGTTCCCGTTCGAGTCATCGCGCTTCAAATGATGAAGCAATATCAAGAGAACATCCCCTACGACGATAGGGAGAACACGCCTGTTCGCTTGTTCAGCAGCGCCGCTCAAGTGCGCGAGGCGGGTGGAACGGTTCACTGGACCCGTGGTGCGAACTTCTTTTCGGAGATCGCGACGGTCGAGTTCCTCATCCAAGGGATCGAAGAGTTGACCGAAGAAGCCGAAAGCCTCTTCTACAACATTGACAGCGACGGTAAGCGTTACACTCGCGCCGTGGCGACCTTCGCCAGCACGGCCTACTCGGGCGTGGCAGTTCCGCTCGCGACTTCCCTCCGCACCCACCTTGCGGCGACTGGCCTCAAAGGCGGTCAGTGGGACCTCGGCTCGGTCATTATGACTAAAGCCGACAAATCGTGGTGGACGCCGACCGTCCGCTCCGCAGGATTGGTTACTCCGGCGCAGAAGGAGTTGGTAGATAGCCTCGCAGAAGCCAACAACATCTAACCAGATGGGCCGGTTGCAGACTTTATTTCTTTCATCTGCAACCGGCTTCGTCGGTTATTAACCGCGCAACCTAATGACTTTCGCAATCGACTTTGAATCGTTCTACTCCAAGGAATGCACCGTGGGTGAAATGGGAGCGTGGCACTACGCAAGGGCCACCGACATCTACCTCGTCTCGATCGCAGGAGACGACGGGACTCGCTATGTCGGGCACCCCAAGGACGCGCCGTGGGCACTCGTGAATGGGCACGATTGGATCATGCACAACGCAGCGTTCGATATGACGCTCCTCGGCTGCCTGATTGAGAAGGAAGTCATTTCGTCAGTCTCCCCAGAAAACATTTTCGACACCGCCGACATGACGGCGTTTCTCGGGTTTCCCCGCTCGCTCAAAGAGGCGAGCCACTTCCTGCTGGGCACCGAGGTTAGCAAAGATGTCCGAGACAAAATGAAGGGAAAGCAGTGGGAAACCATGACTCCCGAATTTCAGGAGGATGTCCGCAAATACGCTCTCTCTGATGCTGAGAACACTTTGAATCTTTGGCTCAAGCACGGCGACAAGTGGCCGGAGCACGAGCGCAACATCAGCCGACTCACCCGTGAAATGACGATGCGTGGGGTGCCAGTTCACAAAGGCAAGCTCCGAACCGCCGAGAGCCTGCTTGAAAAAGCCTCGAACTACACCCGCGACTTTCTGCCGTGGCACCCTGCCCGACCAGCACTGAGCCTCCATGCGGTGCGCGACCAGTGCGCGGCGGAGGGCATCTGGGCTCCCGACAGCTTCGCGGAGAAGGAAGAGGACGCACAGAAATGGGAAGAGGAGTTTGCTGACCGCTTTCCTTGGGTAAAGGCCATTCGAGAGCACCGGAAAGCCAACAAGCACCTCAAGACAATCAAAACGATGCTCACCCGCACCCGACCTGACGGGCGGATGGGGTATGACTTGAAATACTTCGGGGCAACCACGGGCCGTGACTCAGGCTCCGGCGGTTGGAACGCTCAAAACCTCCCCCGCGATGTCGTGGTGGGGGTCGATATTCGGTCGCTCATCGAAGCGCCGGCGGGCAAAACCCTCGTCGTATGCGACCTCGCGCAGATCGAAGCCCGTTGCATTCTGTGGCTCGCTAGAGATCACGACACGCTCGACCTCCTGCGAACCGGCGTGGATGTCTATGAGGCACACGCCCGCGCTACGATGGGCTACACCGACCCGCGCCCGCTCAAGGATGTGGACAAGGGCCTGCGCCAACTCGCCAAAGCGCGTGTGCTGGGCCTCGGCTTTGGATGCGGAGCGAACAAGTTCCAGGTGGTGGCGAAGATGATGGCAGGGCTCGAAATCAGCGCCGCCGATGCCGACCGCATCGTGACTGATTATCGGTCATCAAATCCAAAGATCGTTCAGCTTTGGAGGAACCTTGATTCTGCACTGCAACGCAGCGCGGGAGCGGAGTTCACAATCAAGCTCCCGAGCGGGCGCAATCTCGTTTACCGCGACATCAAGGCGGGGCGCGAAGCCTCGGGCGTGATCCCGAGAAACGGGAAAATGATGCGCTCGAAACTCTACGGCGGTCTGCTCGCCGAAAACCTCACGCAGGCTTTCGCCCGCGACATTTTCATGGACCGCGTGGCGGAACTCTCCGAGCGCGGATACGAAGTTATTTTAAGGGTCCACGACGAGGTTGTTTGCCTCGTTGATGAGGCTGGCGCGGAAGACGCGCGAAGGGAAATCGAACGGCTCATGGCAACCGCGCCGAAGTGGTGCGCGAACCTGCCAGTAGGGGCCGAAGCGGCGGTGATGACGCAATATGCAAAGTGAACTCAACGAATGGGGAACAATTAGGGTGCTGATCGCGCTTGTAGAGCAAGCCGAAGTGGACCTGCAAAGCGGGACCAAGGAGGACCGGCAAACCGCGATCGGTTTTTTCGAGAGCAGAGCCTTTGCCGCGATAGCTCTCGTTCTTCACTTGAATGAGAAACGAGTCCGGCGAGCAGCGCGGGCGACCTACGAATCTTATGAGCAAAAAAACCATAGAACTAAAAACGGTAAAAAACGGAAAAGGCAGCCAGCCGCGTCGAAGTATCAACTGGGCGAAGTATGGGGAAAACTTCGACTCAATCTTCAAGAAGGGGGACAAAAATGCTAACGGCGAAAAACCCAAGTGAGTTCGGCATTCCCGAGTGCCCTCCCGCCGGAGAAGGGTGCCACCGCTGGATGATGACTGCCGTGGGCATTCTTGTCCGAAACGAGGTCGAGGACGATGAAATCCTCGAACTGGTCGAGGGGTGGAT